GCAACCACAGGTGATATAAAAGATACTAAGAAACACATGTCGATGTTAGAGGATTTCTTCTTACCTCGTAGAGAAGGTGGAAGAGGTACTGAAATATCAACATTACCAGGTGGTGAAAACCTTGGACAGATTGATGATATTATATATTTCCAAAAGAAACTATATAAGTCATTAAATGTTCCAGTAAATAGATTAGAGCAAGAGGCTCAATTTAGTTTAGGTAGAACCACTGAAATAACAAGAGATGAAGTTAAGTTTAAAAAGTTTATTGATAGACTAAGAAAGAGATTCTCAGACTTGTTTATGCAATTGCTAAAAACTCAACTCTTATTAAAAGGTATTATTACCAAAGAAGATTGGAAAGAATGGAAGGAAAAGATAGGATTTGACTTTATTGAAGATAACTACTTTTCTGAATTAAAACAATCTGAAATGATAAGAGAAAGATTTGAATTGTTAGGGTCAGTACAAGATTATCTTGGTAAGTTTATTTCTATTGAATGGGCTACCAAAAATATTCTTAGAATGGACGATGACGATAAAAAAGAGATGGAATCTCAAATAGATGCTGAAAGAAAAGCAGGTTTATACCCAGCAGAAGATGAATTCTAGTGCTGTTGAAGATTAAAAATATATAAATAATAGTGGAGATTAAATAATGTCAGTAGAAAATTTAGTAAACCATTTAAAAGATGGTGATAACGTAAAAGCTAATAAAGAGTTTGAAGGTGTTATAGGTCAGAAAATATCTGATGCACTTGACGCTAAGAAAATAGAATTAGCATCTACTTTGATTCAGAGAAACAAAGAAGAACAGGAATAAAGTATTTATGCAATCTAATCAAAAGAACAAAAATGGTCGCATATACGAAAAGAAAACTCTTGAAAAAGCAGTTGAAAAGTATGTGACCGAACAAGTTAAAACAGGGAGAGCTGTAGGGGAGTTAAATCATCCAGAGGGTCCAACAGTTAACCTTGATAAGGTTTCACACAAAATCAATAATCTGCATTGGCAGGGTAATGATGTTGTAGGAAAAGCATCAATACTTAAAACCCCAATGGGTAAAATCGTCGAAGGTTTGCTCGAAGGTGGTGTTAAGCTTGGTGTGTCAAGTCGTGGTATGGGAAGTCTTGTAGCAAAGAATGGTGTCCAATACGTGGGGTCTGACTTTATGTTAGCCACAGTTGATATCGTTCAAGACCCTAGTGCTCCGTCCGCATTTGTGAATGGAGTTATGGAAGGTGTTGAATGGGTATGGGAAAATGGACTCATTAAGCCACAAGATATTGAATTAATTGAGACTGAAATAAAAAGTACTTCGAGCAAAAACCTCCCAGAGGTTGAAATTCGTGCTTTTAAAAATTTCCTCTCTAAACTAAACTCTCAAAAATAGGGGAATTAATTATGTCAGAAGACGCTATTAAAAATGAATTAGCTGAAGACATAGCTACAGAAGAGGTAGTACTTTCAGAAGAGGAGAGTTCAGAAGAAGAGAACGTTGTAGTAAACGAGGAAACTGAAGAACTTGAAGAGGCTTCAAAGAAAGAAGACGCTCATGGTGAAGAGGAAGAAGAAGAGGAAGAGAAAGAATCTGTCAAAGAGGAAACTCCTTCTGTTACTATTCCAAAAACTAAGGCAGGCGTTATACAAGCCGCTGTAGATATGCTTAAAAAAGCTAGAAAAGAAGACGCGCAGAAACTATTTGCTAAAATGGCGAAAGTGGACGAAACTTCTGAAGAAGAATCAATCAAATCAGTTGACGATGCATTGAAGAAAGTCAAAAAGGCACCAGTGCCTGCGGCTAAAGCAAAAGTTGAGTCAGTCGATTTTGATGAGGATTTAGATGCATTGGTTAAAGAGGAAGCAACACTTTCTGAAGAATTCAGAGGAAAGGCAGGAGCTATATTCGAAGCCGTTTTAACATCTAAGCTTACACAGGAAGTTGAAAGACTAGAAAGTGAATATGCGCAAAACCTTGAAGAAGAAGTATCTGACTTACAATCTTCAATCGTAGAAAAGGTAGACTCATACCTTAACTATGTTGTTGAAAATTGGATGAAAGAGAATGAAGTTGCAATACAGAACGGATTAAGAACTGAAATTGCTGAAGACTTCATGGCTTCACTACAAGGTGTGTTCAAAGAACACTACATCGAAGTACCAGAAGGTAAAGTTGACTTAGTTGACGAACTCAACGAACAAGTTACTGAGCTTGAAGATACTTTAAATAAAACCACAACTGATAATATCGACCTACATAACAAGGTTCAAGTTTTAGAAAGAGCTGAAGTAGTTAGAGAAAAATCAGAAGGGCTTGCTGAAACAGAAGCTGAAAAATTAGCATCTTTAGTAGAAGATATCGAATTCGATAACAAAGAAAACTTTGAAACAAAAGTACAAGTTGTTAAAGAATCATACTTCAAACAAGAAGTTACTGAGTCAGTGGACGAAGTAGATAGTCTATTAGGCGAAGACAATCAAGAAGTTGATATGTCAGATAATATGGCTAAATACACTCAAGCTATAACAAAATTTACTAAATAAATTATAAGGGGAAACAGAAATGTTTAATGCAGACGCAAAACTTATGGAAAAATGGGGACCAGTCCTAGAACACGAAAGTGCTCCTAAGATTGATAACCAATATAGAAAAGCTGTAACAGCTAGACTATTAGAAAACCAGGAAGTTGCTCTACAAGAAGAAAGAGCTCAAGCTCAAGGTAATATGATTTCAGAAGCCGCAGCATCTAACAGTGTTGCTGGTGGTGGAGTTGCAAACTTTGACCCAGTTCTTATTTCTTTAGTTAGAAGAGCAATGCCTAACCTTATTGCTTATGATATCGCTGGTGTACAACCAATGAGTGGTCCAACAGGACTTATCTTTGCAATGAAATCAAGATACGGTACTCAAGCAGGTGCTGAAGCTTTATTTGATGAAGCTTTAACAAACTTCTCAGGTACTGGTACTCACGACGCAGGTGGACCAACAGGTCTAGAAGGCGTAACAGATGCTGATAACGATGGCGACATCGGTGACGGCGATACTACTCACGACCATGGTACTGGTGTTGCAACAGCAACAATGGAAGCTTTCGGAACATCCGGTGGCGGTACATTCGGTGAGATGGCTTTCTCAATCGAGAAATCAACAGTAACTGCTAAGTCAAGAGCTCTAAAAGCTGAGTACACAATGGAACTAGCACAAGACCTTAAAGCAATCCACAGAGAACTTATTAGAACAATCTTAGTGAAAGCTAAGCTTGGTGCTCAACAAGCAAATGCAACTATTAAAGGTGTATTTAATTTATCATCAGATTCTGACGGTAGATGGATGGTTGAGAAGTTCAAAGGTCTTATCATGCAAATCGAAAGAGAAGCAAACGTAATTGCTAAAGAAACAAGAAGAGGAAAAGGTAACTTTGTACTCGTTTCTTCAGACGTAGCTTCTGCTCTTGCTGCAGCTGGTCTACTTGACTATACTCCTGCTTTAAGTGCAAACTTAAATGTTGATGACACAGGTAATACTTTTGCTGGTGTTCTTAACGGGATATAGAGGTTCTAATCCATACGATGCTGGTATGTTCTATTGCCCATACGTACCTTTAACAATGGTTAAAGCAGTCGGTGAAACTGACTTCCAACCAAGAATCGGCTTTAAGACTAGATATGGAATGGTAACAAACCCATTTGTAGCTGCTAACGGTGTAGGTACCGATAGAGCTAACCCATATTTCAGAATCTTCAGAGTTGATGAGATGATGGACTAATAGTTTTTAACTATTTTTTAAGGGGTTCTTCGGAACCCCTTTTTTTATATGTATAAATAATAGTATGAGTACATTAACAACAAACAAAAACTTTCTTAGCCCAGTAGGGTTTCAATTTAAAGTAAACTCAGAAAAGTACGCCAATGTGGAATACTTCTGTACAAGTGTATCTTTACCAAATGTTTCAATGCCTCAAGTAGGAGTAGGACATAGAGGTATTAACTTAGCAGTCACAGGTGATAGATTACAATTTGATGATTTGACAATACGAGTTAATGTTACTGAAGATATGGAAAACTATATTGAAACATTTAATTGGTTACACAATATAGCACAGAAAGGAACAGCTGAAGATTTTAAAGAAGATGCAACATTATTGATTTTAAGTTCACATAATAATGTTTCAAAAGAAATACAATTTAAAGGTGTGTTCCCTACTTCTATTGGCGGTGTTGAGTTTAATACACAGACTACCGATATTGAATTTGCTCAAATAGATATTACCTTTGGGTATACCTACTTTGAAGTTAAATAACTATTTACATTTAATCAAAACTATAGTATAATATAATAATATGAATAATTTGCAACAGATACTAGAAATGTGGAAAAAAGATTCCACTATTGATGAAATGAATCTTGATGAATCCTCGAGAGAGTCTGCTAAATTACATTCTAAGTATTTAGAGATATACTCCGTTCATAGATTAAAACTTAAAAAACAAGAAGCCGACTTTAAGGTGCTACTTAAAGACAAATGGCTACACTATAACGGCAAGTTAAGTAAAGAAGATATTGAGGAAAAAGGCTGGGATTACGACCCTCTCGGAGGACTTACTGTTCTTAAGGGCGACATGGGATATTACTATGATTCAGACCCAGTCATACAAGAAGCTAAAGCTAAAATCGATTATCTTGAAGAAACATGTGCAACATTAAAAGAGATAATGGAAAACATTAAATGGCGACATCAGAACATTAAGAATATGATTGAATGGAGAAAATTTACTAGCGGAATCTAATCATGGAATCCATTACAATCAAAAAGAAGAACGAAGTCTTCATGCATGTCCAATGCGAACCTTCCATAGAAAAAGAATTATCAGAACACTTTTGTTTCTTTGTTCCTGGGTATAAGTTTATGCCTGCATATCGTAATCGTATGTGGGATGGAAAAATAAGGTTATTTGACCAAAGAAAGAAAACATTATATTGTGGATTACATAAATACCTTCAAGAGTTTTGCACAATTCGAAATTATACC